AAAAAACTAAAAAAATATTTGCAAAAATACTTTACAGACGAATATAAAAGAGCTATTATATAGTTGTAGACGAAAATAGAAACACAAAGAAATGGGTAAGCACAACAAGGAGAAAATACCATGACAATCAACGAAATGAACAAAACAGCACTGAATAAAGTTTTTGAAGCCTACCTGGATGCTTCGAGAGCCCTTCGTAAAGGCCAGCTGGCCGACAGCGAGAGATACCACCGCCTGGCATTCACGATGGCGGAAGCCTATCAGGCCATCGGGCTGATGAGTTCCAGCGATAGCCTGCACCTCGAAATCAAGGCCGAAAAACAGGCCATCAAGGAATGGCGCGAAGGCCGCCTTCAGTAGAACAAGGACAAGAAGCCACCAGCCCGCCACACGGCGGGCTTAGGGTGGTGAGGGGGTAAGGATACCCTGATGATCCACCTCGCCAGCAGTGGGCGAATAGCGGAAGGAGAAAGGGGGTGATACTGATGGAGACAGAAAGAACAATCACGGAGCGTCGCACCTACTGGGAAAGCCTTGCAAGGAAGACTAGCCGCGTACACGTGACAGACTTTGAAATGGGCGTCCTTTATGGGATGTCCATGAAGGTCGACATCGAGCGTGCACAGAAGGAAAGCGAGAAAAGGGATGCTTGACTGGCATCACTCGAAAGAGTGATGAATGACAGCGAAAGGAGGTCCAAATGAAAGTATTGAAAGATTACATCCAGGCGCTTCATATCATGGACGAGAAACTGGACGAGCTTCGCAAGAGTCGCAAGAGATTATTCACCGAGGCGGATGGAAAAGAAGCCACGGAGATTAGCGGGCAGGAGACCGCGATCATCCGCATCGCTGCGTACATTCGCCTCGCGATCAAGCACCATGGCTGCTTCGGTTCGAAAGACATGGCGTGTATCTATATATACGCCGACGACGCCAAAGAAGAAGCCAAAAAGTACTACAGTAATCCCAGAGTTACTTGGTTCGTGAAAGGTCTCGCCGAGGGCGCCGCATGGGCGTGCGTGGGGCTCGAAGCTAGGATGGAGGAGGAGCCATGACGAACCGGGAAGAAATAGTCGGGAGCGTAGGCGTGTGGCCATTGAAGCTCCTGGCGAAGCGGTGGGTGTGTTCTGACGCAGCCATCCGCGACAGAGAAAAAGCCGGGCTCTTGAAGAGGTGCCGGGGAGTGCCCGGCGTATGCTATACCGCCGCATCCGTCGCAGAATGTGAGGGATGGGACGGGAACCAGAATCCCATGAGCCCGTTCGAGCGTCGCAAGCTCGAGACGCGGATTCGCGAGCTCGAGAAGCAGCTCGCTAGCTATGAGGACCAATTCTATTTCTTGGCCGATGCCCTGGAACGGGCAAGGACCAGTATCGAGAGAAGGGAGAAACAGCATGGAAAAGAACGCGCGTAAGTATGCCGTAATATTTACGGTCGAGGAGACGGAGCCCCGTCGTTTGACGATCAAAATGAACGCAATTCCATTCCTCCGCACTTCCCATTGCCTATTGATTGCCGAATCCATCATGGAGCACCTTGCAAGAAACACCAACGTCCCGATCGAAACCGTACTGGCAGACTTCTGCAAGGTCACCCTCGCCCGGAACGAAAGCGTCCGGGTAGTAGAGCAGCGGGACGTCTTGAAAGGAGACTAGTATGAAAACATTTGGTGCAGCACTGTATGGGCTGGTAGCGGGAGTAAACATCCTGCTGGGAGCGTACATCCTCGCCACTCCGGCCCCGGAGAAGGAAATGGTGACGTATGAGGTCGAGGTCGAATCTGGGGATACGGTATACGACATCGTGTCCCGCATCGCGACCGCAGACGACGATGTGAACGAGCTTGCATGGCAGGTTCTTCAGGATAACCACATCGAGGACTGCGCCAATCTGCGGCCGGGAACGGTGCTCACCATCACCGTTCCCCGGATCATTTCGGACAAATGAAAAGTGCCCGACTTGGCACAGTTCGGGCACTTTCCATATAGATTTCGGGTAGCTCCAGTCTCGGAGCTACCCCTAGTATAACAGATTAGGAGGAAGAACACAATGAAACCGACACTGATTTTGAGAGCAGACGCCCCGAGAGACGAATGGCTCAAGGTACGAACCCAAGGCATTGGCGGATCCGATTGCGGAACCGTGCTCGGATTGAACCCTTACAAGAGCGCCTATAGCCTGGCCGCAGAAAAAATCGGCATGATGGAGCCGGACGATCTTTCCGGCAATGAGAAGGTATGGTTCGGCACCCAGCTCGAGCCTGTCGTCGCCTCGCGCTTCGAGATGGTCACCGGGAAAAAGGTGCACAAGAGAGGAACCCTGCAGGATCCTGAGCACCCATACATGCTTGCAAATATCGACCGCTGGGTGGTCGGGGAGAATGCGGGTCTTGAAATCAAGACAGCAGACTATCATATGCGAGACGAATGGGGAGACCCTGACGATCCGAAGGATATCCGGGTGCCGGATTCGTATTATTGCCAGGTTCTCCATTACATGGCAGTAACGGGCGCCGACTACTGGTATATCGCCGCCCTTATCGGAGGTAACGATTTCAGAGTGAAGCGCATCGAGAGAAACGAGGATGACATCGCCTATATCCGGGAAAAGGAAAAGGACTTCTGGGATCTTGTACAGGCGAAAAAACTGCCACCTCTGGATGCTACAAATTCGACAGCTTCCACACTGTTGAAGCTGCATAATTATTCAAACGGAGAGGCTATCGACCTCGGGCCGGATGCCTTGATGGCCATTCAGAATTACCAAGCATGCAAGCGCCGTGAGAAGGAGCTGAAAGAGGGAGAGCAGGAAGCTAAGAATCTCCTGATGTCGATCCTCGGCGATAACGAAGTCGGCACCGTCACCGATGGGGAAGGCAAGGTGCACAAAGTCACATGGAAAAGCCAGACCCGCGAAAGTATCTCTGTGGCTAAGCTGAAGAAGCAGGATCCGGCAAGCTATGAAGCATTGAAGGCCATCGGCCTCATCACCACCACCAGTACCCGCGTCATGCGGATTTAATTTTTCCAAGGAGGAAACAAAAATGGATGCAAGAAAAGGACTCGTAGCTACAAGAAACGAAATGGCCGCGCAGCAGCAGGAACGGCCATCCATCCCGAAACTGCTGAACAACACGCTCGATAACAGCGGGTATAAGCGCCGCTTCGACGAGCTTCTCGGCAAGCGCGCACCACAGTTCGTCAGCTCATTAGCCGCACTCATCAACAGCACCCCGCAGGTGCTTTCCATCTTCCAGAATAACCCGGTGGCGATCATCCAGTCCGCTCTGAAGGCGGCCGCCTATGACCTCCCCATCGAGCCGTCCCTCGGGTACGCCTACATCCTGCCCTTTGGGCAGACGGCGACCTTCGTACTCGGGTACAAGGGCATGGTACAGCTGGCGCTTCGCACTGGGCTTTACATGCGCCTCAATGCGGTCGACGTCAGGGAGGGGGAGCTTATCAGCTATGACCGCCTGACGGAAGACATCGAATTCCGCTGGGAAGCAGACAACGCGAAGCGCGCGAAGATCCCGGTCATCGGATACGCTGCTTTCTATCGGCTGAAGAATGGCATGGAGAAGACACTCTTCATGACAAAGGCGGAGATCGACGCCCACGAGCTCGCCAACCGGAAAGGGAGAAGCCAGAATCCGGTGTGGAGAAACCACTATGACGAGATGGCCAAGAAGACAGTTCTTCGCCGCCTGCTCTCCAAGTGGGGCATCATGAGCATCAACTACCTTGAGGCTTCCCCGGCGGATCAGGAGGTCATGCGCAACATGGCCGAGGGCACCTTGGATGATACCGAGATGCCGCAGGAACGCACCATCGAAAATTCGCCGAATTTGGCCCCTGTGAGCCCCGCGGAGCCTGCGGAGGCTATCACTATACCTTGGGAGCAGGGGAACGCACAGGAAGGCCAAAATCAGGCGGTTGCTGGCGAAGCTATGAATGGGGGCAGGGCAAATGACTGAAGAGCAGGAAAACATGATCAAGGCGAAGCTCGAAGAAATCGCTGCTGACATCCCCGCATTCAGGGGAGCCATCGTCGCCATCAGCACCGGTAATGCGAGCGAAGAAGGGGACGTGACGGTATTTAAGAGCGCCGGCGGCAAGGAGATGGTGAATCTTTTCACCAATATCGCCGCGCAGGTGGCTATCGCCCTCGCGGCGGAGACCACGCCGGGAAAGGCAGTAGAACTCTTCCGGCGCTATGGAGATGACGCCAAGCTCGTACTCGCATACGGATTTCTGACTACAGTCCGGGCTGCCCTATCGAAAGACATTGCTGCCACGATGAGGAAGCAGCTGGATAAAGAACTGGAGGAGGTGATCGGCGGTGGAAACCATGTCTCCTGAAAATCTCCTGCACACCAAGGGAGTCGTTGTCTATCTGGCGCACCCCTTCGGCGGCAGCTTCGAGAATCAGATCCTCGCACGGAATCTTGCCCGCTCGCTCACCAAGGAATACCCGGAGGCGACATTCATCAATCCGCTCGATAACTTCATCTACATGGACCGTCGGAGCGAAGAAGAAATCCTGGCCGCCGAGAGATTCATCCTTGCCAAGTGCGAGCTGCTGCTCCTGACCGGGCACTGGAGAGAAAGCCGCGGATGCCGCAGCGAGAAAAACTATGCAGAAACCCGAGGCATACATATTGCCCAGTTGAACGAAGACCGCACACTGCGCTGGGTTGGACAGGAGAAATCATGACGAAAGAAGAAATGAACCGCCTCGTGGCGACAAAAATCAAAGAAATCAAGGCCCTGAATCCGGATCTGAATGCAGTGCTTCTCGCACTGCATGATGAGAACGGCAGCGTGGTTTGTGCAGCGGGGGATGATGTCGATGGACTTGCAAGCGCGTTCCTGGCTCTTGCCAGCTCAGTCGCCATCCCCTTCGTCAAACATTGCGACAAGGACCATGCAGCAAAGGTGAATGAGAACCCGAAGGATCCCGCGAACAAAACCACCTACCTGTTTCTGGTACACCTGACCGCCCTTGTCGCCAAGAACGCCGGGATCGACTGGAATACCCACGTTCGTATGGCCATGGACGCTGACGAAATGGGACTGAAATAGGAGGAACTATGGAAGGATACATCAAGCTCTCCCGCCGCCTGTTTTCCTCGGACATTTGGTTCAAGCCGCCACTTTATCTGAAGGTTTGGATCTACCTGCTCCATCAGGCTGCATTCAAGCCATACAACGGGCTCGCTCGCGGGCAGCTTGTGACTTCCATACCAAAGATTCAGGAAGCGCTCAGCTATAAAGACGGGGCTATTACGCGCAAGCCGTCCTATGAGGAAATCCGGAGCGTGATTCGCTATATGCGGAAAAAGCCGACAAAATCTACGCTACCCACTCGCTGCCCATTTAGCGACCCATGCGGTGACCCAGATGAAACCCCGATGATTTCCACGCGAAAGATAACAGGCGGATTGCTAGTAACCATCGAAAAATATGGCGAGTATCAAGATGCGTTTGCAAATGAGAATATCCAACCTCGTGACCCACATCGTGACCCACCTCGCGACCGCTACGCTGCCCAAATCTTTATAGATGAGAAGAAGGGAGAAGAAGGAAAGAAGAAATATCCTAATACCCTTAGTGTGAATAGTACCAGGAGCGGCGCAGATTTCGGCAGCGTTGAAAATTGGAAGGACAAGCCAAAGACGCCGGAGGACTTCTGGAATACAGGGAGGAAGAAATGAGCAAATTCAAAAACGTATTTCCTGCCAAGGATGAGGTGAAGAAAGCGCTGGCCGACTTCACCGCCGCTTGGAGCAGCGACTACCTGAAGGTGGATGATGAGAATTCAAAGCAGGTGGCGATCGCCAGAGCCATGAAAGCGCAGGAGAAGATCGCCCGCTCGGGGATCCCGAAGCGATACCGCTGGTGTACCTTTCAAGCGATCGCAGAAAGAGGCGTACCGGCAAAACTGGCGGAGAATTTCGCAGTAGCGAAGGCGTATGCGATCGACCTTGAGAATCAGCTGCAGGCAGGGCATGGCCTTCTGATGACAGGACCCTGTGGCCAGCTGAAGACGACGATGGCTTGCGCGATCGCGCTTGCAGCCATCAAGAAGCACAAGTCGGTATTCTTCGTATCGATGCCGGAGCTCTTGACAAAACTTCTGCAGGATCCGCAGGATGGCACATTCCTCTCAAAGATCCGAGACAGGGATGTGGTCATCTTGGATGATCTCGGGATGGAGTACCAGTCGAAGAAGAGCGACTGGATGAAGGGACAGGTGGATGCCATCATTACCCATCGATACAACGAACTGAAGCCGACAATCATCACCACGAATCTGGACGCTGACCAGATCATCAAACGCTATGATACCCGTTTCTTCGACCGATTGCGGGATAGCTGCTACGCAGTGATCTCCGGCGGGGAATCGGTCAGAGGGACGCTGAACACGGAGGAGACAGAATGAACGAATGCTATTGCATGGGGAACCTCGGACGCGATCCGGTGGTCAAGTGTACACAGACGGGCAAGACGTATGCCCGATTCTCGATCGGATGCAGTGAAAAATGGGGAGACAAGGAAATCACCAACTGGGTGAATGTGGTGTGCTGGGACAATGTGGCGCAGGCTGTAGGTAACTATCTCGCAAAGGGCAAGCTGGTCATGGTCAAGGGCCGTTGGACATCCCGGAAGTACACGGATCAGAAGACCGGGGAGGTGAAGTACACCACCGAGCTGAATGCGCAGGTCGTATCGATCCCCATCGGACTGGGTAAGCAGTCAGCAGGAGAGCCCCAGACAAATCAGAACCCATGCGGGGCTGCCGGGTTCAGTCAGTTTGGCAGCCCGGCGCAGCAGCAGGAGCAGCCAAGCATGTTCCCTGCGGGAAGCGGGCAGCTTTCCGGACAGGGGATGCAGCCCCCGGATGACTACCCATTTTGACTGCAGAGCGCAAAATGCCATTGGCCGGATAGGGTAAAACGGCTGAGGATTGCGAATTTAGGCCCCAGGAGCCCGAGGAGGGGTGGCGGACGGGTAAGTTTATATCCGAAGGCCGCCAAGGCCTGTGAAGGCCGAAATTAGCGAAATTTGAATTCCAAGGTATTTAGAGCCTGACCGGTTGCGGGGCGGGAACGAATGATGGCAAGGCAAAGGTGAATATTTATTCAATAACCATTGAATAAATAGCCGCTCTAGCCAGGGTTCAGCCACTGTCCCGCGATGGTTAGGTGGATAGGAGGAAATGGCAGGTATGGACATGGTATTGTTTGGAGCCGGGTGCATGATACTCGGCGGAGTGATCGGAGCGAGTGTCGGCTTGCTGATGTATGCGCTCTGCTACGTCGGAAAGAGAGGAGATCGTTATGACGGAGAGTGAACTGAGAGAGTGGGAAGTCATCCGGTGCAAGTTGGATATGCAGCGATGCAGGATCTTTCTAAAGGAATGGCCCAGGACCGTAAGGATCGTGTGGGCGAGAAAGACGCGCGAGGAGTCCTGGGGGATTTCACCCAACCGGAAGCGCAACTGCCGTTGGCGCAAGCTGGTGCGTACGACTATGTGGTGGAATCGACGTAAGTGGGAAAAATGGAGGAAAGGGCAAATGAAAACATGGGAAGCGATTAAGGTGGCGGAAGAAGGGGAAAAAGATGAGAAATGCAGAATCTGAAAGTTTTGAGGAAACATACAAGCATGTAAAAGGATATTTAAATCGAACTGATACAGGTAACGCAATAGCCTTATTACATGATATGTGTGCTAACTGTGAACGTTGGAACGGGATTAAAGAGCATGACTACTCAGAGTGCAAAGACATGGCTTGCTTTAAACTGTTTTTACGCGCTGAACATGACGAATGGTGTGCGAGTTTTGAAGGGGACGGCAGGTAATGAATGAAAATGAATAATGTAAAAAATGTTGGCGAAGGCAGATTTTTTAAGGTCGTAAAAGGTTGCCCGTTTGTTGTCCGACTGCCTGAACGCAGCACAAAATATTCTGCCGGGTATGATTTCTTCTGCCCGTATCCAGTTGTAATTGCGCCGGGACAGACGATCAAAATCAAAACATGGGTAAAAGCTCGCTTCCCCCGAGATGAGTTTCTGATGATTTGCGATCGCTCGTCGTTTGGAATTAAGAAGCATCTTACAATTCCAAACGGTGTAGGCATTATTGATAGTGATTATTACGGAAATGAAAATAACGATGGAAATATCATTGCTGCGCTGTATAACTTCGGGCAAGAACCTGTACAGATTAAAACTGGAGACAAGGTGTGTCAGGGTATCTTTATTCCGTTCAAGGTCACAGATGACGATACAGCAACAGGGAAACGTACTGGCGGAGTAGGGAGTACAGGAAAATGAATCTGAAATCGTAAGCTTGGAGCATTTAGACTGGGACGATTATTGACGTGAAAGGGGCAGGATAAATATGTCAATCAACAGTAAGGCAAAGGGAAAACGCGGAGAACTCGCCTGGTGCCGATTCTGCGGAGGATTCGGGTATACCGTCCGCCGCACGGCGCAGTTTTGCGGAAATAATGAGGCTGGGGCTGCGGACTGCATCGGTATCCGCGGCATCCATCAGGAGGTCAAGTTTGTCGAGCATCTGAACATCCAAGACGCCATGGATCAGAGCATCCGCGATGCCCGGAAGGCGATGAAGGATGAGGTGCCGATTGTGGCACATAAGAGAAGCAACTGCGAGTGGCTTGTCACAATGCGGGCTTGTGATTTCCTGAAGCTCTATAAGGAGCGTGAGTCGGAGCTTGTACTGCAGGACCTCGCGGCTGCGAAATGTCTAGAAGAAATAAGAAAGGTGAAAGAGAAATGATCGTAATCAAAGCAGAAGACGGATCCATCATCACGGACCCGAAAGAAATCTATATCGACAAGGACTTGGATGGGAATTTGCATCTTTACGCGGATCTGTCCAACACAGACCGTATCAAAGCTGTAAAGCTGACTGTATTTGATTATTCCAAGGAAGACTTGGGGCAGATGCTTGAGACGATGTATGAGAAAATGGATAAATGGCTCTTCATGAACGAATGCCCGCATTACGTCATCCGCATGAGTGAGATACAGGGCATGGTAAGCCCGAACAACGCGGAGGCAGAAAGGAGATATCATGAAGGACATCGGGTGCTTGATGCGAGAGAAACGGGAAGCGTGGGAGCTGGCTATGGAACGTTATCAGCAGCTGCTCGCTCTGGAAGCGACCGGCAACATCAAGAGCCCGCCCATGTCCGGCATGCCATCCGGCGGAGGGGATGGAGATAAGACCTATAAGCTCTTAGATGACATCGAACGTGCAAGGCAGCGCGCCGCATCCCTTCGTGATGACTACATGATGGCAAGGAATGTGCTGCTTGCACGGCTTCGCAGAGAGTTCGAGGATCCGCGTGATTTCAAAATCGTATGGCAGTATGTCATAGAGGGAGAAAGCGCGCAGAACGTCAGCAGGTGGAATGATACCACTGTGAATAACGTGTACAAACTCAAATACAAATACAAAAAAGTGCTTGAGGCAGAAAAATATTTGTGATATGATAATATCAACGAAAGCTATAGAGGGCTGTCGATCTCACTATAGTTTTCCTCCTTATTACATCTCTTTGAGTTGTGCCGGAAGAAGGATCGGAATGGATGAGCCGGTCCTTTTTTCGTGCCTTTTTATAGGGAGATTACGATGGATTACAAAACTAATGCGGAACCAAGAACGGTCGCGCCGGATGGCGCGGCTGTTTTTTGTCGCTACGATGAGCTGGTAGAAGTATCTGCCCTGAAGCCCAACCCCGGAAATCCTAACCAGCACAGCGATGGACAGATAGAGCTCCTCGCAAAAATCATCAAGAGCACGGGTTGGCGCGCGCCGATCACCGTATCCAAGAGGAGCGGCCTTATTACAAAGGGCCATGGGCGACGGATGGCTGCTATGCGCGCCGGTCTCAAGTATGCGCCGGTCGAATATCAGGACTATGCGAGTGAGGAAGAAGAGCACGCTGACCTCCTAGCAGATAATCGCATCGCCGAGCTGGCGAACATGGACGAGGACAAGCTGACCGCCATGCTGAAAGAGATGCAAGACATGGCGGACGATTTCGACATGGATCTAACTGGCTATGACGAGGCGGCGCTGGCTGAGCTCCTGGAAGAGGAAGCAACAGCGGACGATACGACGGACAGCGACGTCCCTGAAAGTGAAGGGCCTGTGTTCACGAAACGAGGAGACCTGTGGTTTCTTGGAGGACATCGCCTTCTGTGCGGAGACTCTACCAATGCAGGCGAAGTCGAAACGCTGATGGGCGGCGATCAGGCGGATCTGTACCTGACGGATCCGCCGTACAATGTAGCTTATGTCGGTAAAACAAAGGATGCGTTAACCATCCAGAATGACAAAATGGCTGACGGAGACTTTAGACAGTTTCTCGTTGATGCATTCTCTGCTGCGGACGCGGTCATGAAAGCAGGGGCTGCCTTCTATATCTGGCATGCTGATAGTGAGGGGTTCAATTTCAGGGGCGCGTGCGATGATATCGGATGGAAGGTTCGCGAGTGCCTTATCTGGAACAAGAACACCATGGTGCTTGGCCGTCAGGACTACCAGTGGAAGCATGAGCCATGCCTCTATGGGTGGAAGGACGGAGCTAGTCATAATTGGTATAGTGATCGCTCCCAGACGACCGTGATCGACATGGACAAGCCAAGCCGGAGTGCGGATCATCCGACCATGAAGCCGGTGCCGCTCTTTGCTTATGAAATTCAGAACAGCACAAAGACGGGGGATATCGTACTCGACTCCTTCGGCGGCAGCGGAACCACGCTTATCGCCTGCGAGCAGATGAATCGCATGGCTCGTCTAATGGAGCTGGATCCGAAATATTGCGACGTAATTATTCGTCGCTACCTCAAAGAAGACGGAGTGGCACAGTCCGACGTGTATGTGGAAAGAGATGGCCGGCGTATGAGCTTAGAGGAAGCATTGGAACAGGCCGGAGCGGTCTTATAGTGAGGAGGTGCCCCGGTGCGAAAGAAAACTGAATTGGCGTGGGAGCGCCAGCCCGGGGAGAGTGAAGAAGCCTATGAGGCGTTCACTGACTACTATAAGAATCCGAAGCGCAGTCAGAAGAAGACCGCGAAGGCCGTCGGGAAGTCGGAAGCGCTGATATATCGGTGGAGCGTCCGATGGCATTGGAGCGAGCGAGCCCGGGAGTATGATAATGCTCTCGTTCGAGAGGACTATCTAGCGACTATCGACGAGATTCGCAAGATGAACCGAAAGCAGGCGGTTATCGGCGTTCTGCTGCAGACCAAGGGTGTTGCGGCCCTGCAAAAATTGAAGCCGGAGAAGCTGAACGCTAAAGAATTGATCCAATTCCTGATTCAGGGGACGAACATCGAGCGCCGAGCGCGCTTGTCGGATGTGTCTATCCAAAACAAGAAGAAGGCGCAGGAGGAGAGCAGTACTGAGTACGCGGATGACGGACTTTCTGCGGCGCTGGAAACGGCCGCAAAGAAAGTGTGGAAGCAATGAGGACGATCATACAGCCGGTGATCCGGTTCGAGAAATTCTCCATGAAGCAGCTGAAGGCTTTCACCTGGTGGTGCAAGGAGTCGCCATATAGTGAGTACAACGGCATCATAGCTGACGGATCGATCCGAGCGGGCAAGACGGTCGCAATGGCTATCAGCTATATCCTATGGGCTATGGCGACCTATGACCGGCAGAATTTTGCCATGTGCGGCAAGACTGTCGGCGCATTCCGCCGCAACGTATGGAACTGGCTAAAGCCCGTACTGCAGGCGCGGCGCTACACGATCAGTGAATCACACTCAAGCAATACGATCATTTTAGATGACGGGAAGCGTGTGAACTATTTCTACATCTTCGGCGGCCGCGATGAATCCTCGCAGGATCTGATTCAGGGCATGACGCTTGCTGGCGTCTACTGCGACGAGGTCGCGCTGATGCCGGAGTCCTTCGTCAATCAGGCGACCGGTCGCTGCAGCATCCCCGGGGCAAAGATATGGTTCAACTGCAATCCGGAGAGTCCGATGCACTGGTTCCTGAAGAACTGGATCGAGAAGCAGGAAGAGAAGCGGATGCTTCACCTGCATTTCACAATGGAGGATAACCCATCGCTCACGCCTGCCGTTCGGCATCGTTACGAGACGCAGTATGGCAAGGGCGGAGTATTCTACGAGCGCTTCATCCTTGGGCTATGGGTGATGGCCCAGGGGGCGATCTACAAGGATGCGTGGAGTGATGAGCTCTATATTGACAAGGAGAAGAGGGACTGGATCTATTTGAACCGGAGACGTTTCCGCAGGTATATCGCGATCGACTATGGTACGGTAAACCCGATGGTGTTCCTGGACATCTGGGACGACGGGGACACATCCTACGTACTTCGAGAATATTACTGGAACAGCAGAGAGGATGGAAAGTATGAGAAAGACAACAGTCAGTACGGCGATGACCTCATGGCTTTCGTGGGGGATATTGATTACCCTCCTTCTGCTGTCATTGTCGATCCGTCGGCCGAATCCTTTAAAATCGAGATGCGGAACCGTGGCCTACGTTCAAAGGCGACTGTCGATACCATCAATGCAGACAACAGCGTGCTCGAAGGCATCCGATCCGTCAATAAGCTATTGACACGCAGGAAGATCCGTTTCTATCGGCCGGATTGCCCCATGACCATCCAAGAAATGACATCCTATTGCTGGGATGATAAAGCAATACAGCAGAGCGGAAAGGAAAGGCCGCTGAAGGTCAGGGATCACGCGCCGGATGCATTAAGGTATTTCGTAAACACTATTATTCGTTCGAGGAGGCTTGCTCATGCGTAAGCAGCGGGTAAAAAGAATCACACCGGCAAAGCCGCAGGTCATCAAAGCGAGCGCCAGGGACGCATTTAGCAATGTGCTGGCGCGTCTGGGGACGGGGACGCCTAACCTCATGGAAGGAACGACCTACTCTCTCAACCGGCTCACGCGCGACTACGGCTTGCTGAATGCTCTGTACCGCGAGCACTGGATCATCCGGCAGATCATCGATATCATTCCGTCGGACATGCTGAAGAACTGGATCACGCTCACGACAGAGGTCAGTCCGAATCTGCTGAAGAAGGTCGATCTGGAACTGCGCAAGACGCAGCTGATCCAAAAACTGAAGCAGGGACTCCAATGGGGACGACTCTTCGGCGGTGCAATCGGGCTCATGATCATCAAAGGGCAGGGCTATGATCTGTCCCAGCCGCTCGACCTTCGCCTCATAGTTCCGGGGGATTTCTGTGGGCTCATGGTATTTGATCGGTGGAACAGTGTAGACCCCTCCATCGAGCTGGTTGAAGATGTCACGGATCCGGAATTCGGACTGCCGGACTATTACACCATCACTGATAACACCAATGGCGCCATGTACAAAGTACACCATAGCCGCCTCCTTCGCTTTACCGGGGACGACCTGCCATACTGGGAATCACAGGCAGAGCAGCAGTGGGGCGCTTCCGTCATTGAGTCCATCTTCGATGAGCTGAAAAAGCGCGACAATGTGTCTTGGAACATCGCCCAGCTGACCTTCATGGCCAGCCTGCGTGTGTTGAAGATGGCCGATATGGGACAGATGCTCTCGGCTACGGACGAACAGACAAAGGCGGAGCTCTATCGCACCATTCAGGCGCAGAATTGGCTCATGTCTAACATGGGCATGCAGATCATCGATGCCGGGGACGATATGCAGAGCCACCAGTACACATTCGGCGGCATCTCTGACACCTACAAGCAATTCATGATGGACGTGGCCGGTGCTGCCCGCATCCCGGCGACAAAGCTCTTCGGTCGCTCGCCGGAGGGCATGAATGCCACAGGGGAGAGCGACCTTCGCAACTACTACGATATGATCGCGCAGGAGCAGGAAGCCAAGCTCCGCCCGATCCTGAACAAGCTGCTGCCTGTGCTGTGTATGTCCGTCTTCGGTGCAGTGCCGGATGACCTCGATTTTGAATTCGATCCCGTATCCGAGCCATCGGATCAGGAGCGGGCCGATCTTGCCAAGTGCGGCACGGATAACATTGTCACGGCTTACAACGCCGGCCTCATTAGCCAGCGCACTGCCCTTCGCGAAATGAAGCAGCAGAGCAGCCGTACCGGTACATGGACGAACATCACCGACGAGGAAATCATGAATGCGTCGGACGAAATCGAGCAGCAGGGCGAGATGGGAGGATTCCCTGGCATGGGCGGCGAGGAAGACGGCGCTGGAGGCCCGGATTTTCCCCATGCAGGCCGCGGCGGGGAGGTGGGCGATAAACCACCCGAGGCTCCCGGAAAGCCGCCACAGGCGCCAAAGGAGGCGCGTGACAGCTTCCCTTTTTACCATACCGCCAGCGATGACTTGGATGCGAACGGGGACAATCACGATCCATCGAACGGTCGCTTCGCCCCGAAGGGAACTGGCGGTGGCAATGTATCTCTAAATGACTTGAAACACACCGGACGTCGTGCTAAGCTATCACCAAGTGGAGCGAATAGCATATCGGTTAAAGCCTTTGGAAAGAAAAGCCATCATATCATTCACGTAAACAAGCATTTAAAGGTAGAACATGAATTTAAAGGGATGACAGAGGAGCAGTACGTGAGCGAAGGGGTTAAATTACTAGAGTCGCCAGTTGGTAATGGGATAGAAGGTTACATGGATGGATTGGGGAATATAATCCGATATGACCGGAGGAGAAATCTAATCGCTATTGGAAACGATGGTGGTCTGCTCACATTCTACGCACCACGTGATGGTCATAAAACATATTTAGATTTGAGAGCGAGGGCAAAAAAGAATGGAGCTAAATTCAAATAAATGTCCTGTTTGCGGGAATGAATCCGAGGATTTAACTACGCCATATTCAATTTGTAAACGGTGTGGATGGGAACGGGACCCAGATCAAGAATCCGATCCGAATTTTTCCGGTGCTGCAAATCGACTATCCTTAAATGAAGCAAAAAAGGAGTGGAAGGAAGGGCGCACTGTTTGGTAATTAAAGTAAAGAGAATTTCGCAAGACCGCAGCCGCGGTCTTTTTTAGTGCACGAATATAACTGGATTTATAGCTACTGCAGAGCTATGATGTGTCACGCAACGAAAAGTAGCGTGGTAAAAGGAGGACAAGTATGGACCAGACAAAAAACAACCTGGATCGAATCCGGGCCTTCGATGCCGAGGAAGGCGAGTGGCGTACCATCAACGGTGCGCATGTACTCATCAAGAACGGCCGCATTGCCGGAGGCGCTGGCGGGGCACTGAACGGGCAGCCCTTTCGCGGTGGTTCTCTGAAGAAGATGCAGTCGGGTAGTAAAGGCATGGAAAGCGGCGCTTATGGGAGAAGGCTGAAGTCCCAGGCGAAAGAAGTGGCGGAGAAGAATCGGGCGGCTATTGCAAGGGCCAATGCCAAACGCGACCGCAACAGAAATGAAAGACTTAAACAGATGGGGAATTTAATGGCGGAGGCTTCCAAGTTGCCGGACCATAGCCCGCTCGAAGCAAGATATAGAAATGCATATGAGGCATTGGCAAGAGAAGACCAGAGGGAAGGTAGGGCAACGGCAGCTACTAACCACGCACTGAATCAGGAAATGTTTGATTTAGAAGGGAAAGCTGCTCGCCATGAATCTAACCGCGGAGAGGTAGCAAGTCGTGCGCAGCGTGCTCTCGAGAGATATCGCAAGAGCCGTGAGGCTGAGCGGGGCGGCGCGGCTGCGCCGCAGCAGAGTGCCCCGCATGCGACAAAGCTCGGACGCATGCAGCCGGGTTCTACGGCGGTCAATGCAGGCAAGGAGGCCAAGCGTCTCGACCATAATGCTCGGGTGTATCACCGGACAGCTCGGAGAGCAAGAGAGGCGTACAATGCAAAAATGGATAAGTCTGGAGGCGAGCCAAATGCGATCGAGCAGAAAAAGAGTGCCTATAAGGCGAAGTCCGATGCGAATGTCAGCCGGCGTGACCAGGCTGCCGCAAGTGCCAAGGAACGGCTTTCCAAGTTGAGACAGCTCGCCAAGTCCCTCAAGGCGCGTAACCCCCATGCATTCAAAGGCTAAGGAGAAAAGTTGTATACAGACAGATTCAAGCCGCGGCGATCGGTAGAGAAACGATATGCTGCGGCGATCAACCGGATCATGGAAGGACTGCGAAGGCGCCTCACGGGTGCCAGCAGTCCTTTTCAGATGCTCCAGGTGCTGCGCGGATTCGCGAGGTCGCCGACTCTGGATAAGGCCGCCCGCGAGGCAGCAGGCTCTATGGCCACCAGTCTCTTCCACGATGGGGCACGGAGTTGGCGTGAGGCCGCCAGACGCGGATCCCGGGGCAGGGCTATATATTTACTCCTGAAGAAGGAGCGAGCCCACAGGAGCGAAATCAGCGAGATCGTGGAGCAAAATTCCAAGCTCATCAAGTCCATGACATCGAGGGTGGCCAGCAAGGTCGCTCACGAGATGGACAAGGGGCAGATGGAAGGGAAGCGTCCGGAGGAGCTTATGCATCAGGTGCTGGCGCGTTGGCCACAGCTGACGAGGGCGCATGCACTTCTCATTGCCCGCACGGAGTCCTCGAAGGCGACCACTGCCTTGACGCGAGTCCGGGCAGAAAGCGCGGGGCTTTCGTGGTATGTGTGGAAGACGAGCAAGGATGCCCGGGTGCGAAGCTCGCATAGTCACATGGATGACGTCATCTGCAGCTGGAAAGACCCGCCGTCTCCCGAGAAGCTCCTTCACCAGAAGGACTATGGGCATTACGCCCCGGGGGAGATATTCAACTGCCGCTGCTATCCGGCCCCGCTCCTGGACTATGGGGACGTGTCATGGCCGCATAAGGTCTACATGAACGGACGCATCCGTATGATGACGCTGGCGGCATTCAAAAAACTGAATGGAGGAGGCAGCTTATGAGGGCATACTTCGGGAGCCGTATTTCCGACCATATGATTCGCACACCTGAAGGGTATCTGGTATGCAAGGATGTGCCGATCGCGCGCACCGGCATCCAGAATTACCGCGGGATGGAATTTGGCGGGACGGATCCCAATAAAATCTATAACATAGAGCGCCCGGAAGCTGAGGTGTTCAGCAAGGCCGCGCTCGCATCATTTGAAGGCAAACCCGTGGTGGATGAACACCCGACAGAAGATGTGAAACCCGGGAATGTACTTCAGTACCTGAAGGGCACCTGCCGCAACGTACACCGCGGCGAGGGTGCCCTTTCTGATTGCATCGTTGCCGACCTCATTATCTATGACGACGATCTGATCAGAAAAATCGAGGATGGGAAGCGCGACGTGTCCTGCGGGTATGACTGCCTGTGGGATCCGAAAGACAGAGACACCTACGTGCAGCGGGAGATCCGCGGCAATCATGTGGCTGTCGTCAATCGCGGTCGCGCTGGCCATAGAGTTTCTATTCGTGATTCCAAAGGAGGAATGAAGAGAATGAGTACAAAAAAGAACAGCCTCTGGGGCCGTGTGCTGGCGGCCTTCGCTAAAGACGAAGACACCACCCCGGAAGACTTGGAAGCTGCTTCCAAGCTGAACCCGAAGGTGCAGGACGAGGATCCTGAACCGCCCAAGGATCCAGAACCTCAGCGCACGCCGGCGTATGATGCTCTGGATGCACGCCTCCGTCGTATCGAGGATGCACTGGATGCGCTGGCAGCGGAACCGGAACCAGAGGATGAGTACGAGGATCCGCGATCGGCAGAAGATGATGGCGAGGATTATCCAGATAATCCGGATGATGAACCGACTGCGCTGGATGCTCTGGAAGGGGAGCTGACAGGGGAGAGGAACCCAGAAGGCGCCGAGGATGATGGCGAAGAAGACGTGCCGGCTGAAGCGATCAATGCAGCACACGGCGAGGAAACCGAGGATGATGCAGACTGCATTGATCCAGGAGATGAAGACGATGACGCGCAGGCAGCTCGTGACGCGGCGCTGGATATCATCGACGGGCTGAAGCCGGTTATTGCAAATCTCCCTTACCGCCAGCGCCAGAGAGCTGCGGACTCCATGGCGGCGCTCCTTCGCGCTAACCTGCCGGATCGCCAGTATGCCGGCCTCATGCGTGCGCAGCAGAATGGACACAGCGCTCGCGATTCTGATCCGATTATGGACGACGAAGAGTACGGCCGCATGATCCGAGACAAGTATAATCCGCATTACAAGAAAGACTAAGGAGGACATCACTATGAGTGGTAAAGCAATTGGTATTTCCATGAATTACGGGTTCCCGGGCACCTACGCCCGCACCCCTGACCTGATCACTACGTCCCGCCAGCTGAAGGCAGGCTCTGCCGACGTGCCGTTCGGTGCTTGCCTGCAGGCGAATGACGACAACACCTACTCCCCGATCGGCGCTGATTTTACGGAGGACAAATTCGGAGGGGTGGCGCTTCGCGTCATCAAACAGGCGGTAGCCTATGATGACCAGAATCACACCGCATACCACGAAAAGGACATGATCAATGCCCTGAACCGCGGTGCCGTCGTCGTGACCTGCAACAATGGCAAGCCGACCGCTGGCGGCAAGGTATACGTTCGCATCAAGAAGAACACCTCCGTCGTGGATGGTGTGATTGGCGGATTCGAAGCGGAGGAAGATGGTGAAAACTCCATCCTGCTTCCGAATGTCCAGTGGACGAACGGATATGTGGACGCGAACGGCGTGGCAGAAATCACCATTCTGACCCGCGCGAACGCTTGATTACGCAAAGGAGGATAATTGATTATGGGTAATGGGGTTTCTTTTTTCACTCCAAATAAGGAAATGGCCGGCCGTGCCAGCATGGCAATGATGCAGGGCGGCCGTCAGGTATACGACATGCCGGGCGCTTTCTACGGGAAAGGCTTTGACTCTGCCGTGGCTTCTGGTATGGCTTACATCACCGGCGAGCTCGAAAAAATGGATCCGAAGGTGCGCGAGCCTCTCACCAGTGTCACCTGGCAGCGAGACATGGTGGCGAAGACTGGCGGAGGATGGGTAGAATACACCTCCACCTACAACGTAGACTACGGCACCACGGGACCGAATGACCTCTCGATTGTAGGCACCGCGTCCAACACGATCCCCGTCATGCAGGTCAGCACCGAAAAGAATCTGTACAAGGTATTCACCTGGATGCACATGATGAGAATCAACTTCGTGGATATGGCGAAAGCAAAGCAGATCGGCCGCAGTTTGGAAGATATGCTGAATAAGGGCATCCGCCTTAACTACAACAAGTCGCTGGACATGAACGTCTACAAAGGATTTGAGAAGCTGGGCACGACCGGCCTCGTAAACGATCCGAATGTCGTTGTCGCAACTGCAGACAGAGGTGCATCCGGAAAGGCGACATGGAAGGATAAGACTCCGGATGAAATCTTGGACGATATCAATCAGGCAATTACAGCAGCGTGGGTGGCATCCGAATACGACCTCGACGGTATGCCGAATCACATCCTGATCCCGCCGCAGCAGTACACTCTGCTCGTGACGCGCAAGGTTTCTGAAGCCGGCAACTGCTCTCTGCTGGAATATTTAATGAACAATAATATCGCGAAGAATCAGGGACGTTCGATTTCCATCTATCCATCCCGTTGGTGCATCAAGGCTGGCGCTGGTCAGACCGACCGCATGGTAGCGTATGTGAACGATGAGGACAAGGTCAACTTCGACATTACTGTTCCGATCACACGCGCCATGTCCTCCCCGAACCTTTCTGCAGCTGCATACGACACTCTTTACGCAGCGCAGATTGGGCAGGTGAAGTTTAATTACTATCAGCCGGTTCGCTATATCGACGGCATCTGATTTCTAATCCCGGAGGAAACCATGCTTATTATTTCTAAGAGAAAGTTCATGTTCAAAAACGTCATCGGTGGTTCCTTCATCACCAAGGGAGGCGGCATTCTGGAGGAAGCGCCGGACTGGATCCGCGAAACCCTCCTCTATGACCTCGCCCTCTCTGATGGAGACATCATCGAGGTCAAGGGGAGCGGCAGCGACAAAGATGCTGAAGCGGCTCTGGCCAAGACTGAGGAAACCACGATAGAAGAAACTGCAGCGGAAGAGGAACCGGAAGCCGAATCTCCGGTCAATCCCACGGGTAAAGGCGGCAAAAGGGGAACCGGTAAATCTGAAAACAAATCCAAAGAATAGAGGTGACTGACAATGATCGGGATCGTTTCGCAGGCTTCGAACATCAAGAAAGAAGAACATCCGGAGTACACCAAGGAGACGTTCCTCCTGCTGTACCCGCAGTTTAGAGGCGTGCTTCCGGATGCGGCACTGGACATGTACGTAGACCTCGGACTGTCCTGTGTCAATTACAAGCGCTTCAACCGGATGTGGAAGGCGGCGATTGGTTTATTCATCGCCCACTTCTGCACTCTGTACCTGCAGTCCATGCAGCCTGAAGGGACAGATGCCTCGCAGGTGCTGGCATCTGCATCCTCAGCCGGTATGGTCACCAGCGAGAGCGCTGACGGCGTATCCTACTCCAGAGACGGATCGGCGCTCAATGACTTGAATGGCTGGGCGGCCTTCAAGATGACGACTTTTGGAGTACAGTTTGCCACCATGGCGAAACTCGTAGGGAGAGGCGGGATGTATGTATGGTGAATGCGAAAGTGGAACACAAGGAGTACAACGGCGGCATCGCCGGGCTCTTTGCCCGTCTGCGCGGCCTACAGAAACGGCACATCTATGTCGGTATTCCGCAGGCAGAGAACAGCCGCAAAGGTGGGGAGATCGGCAATGCGGAGCTCCTCTACATTCACACCCACGGCATCCGACGCCGTCCTATGATCGAAGAGATGGATCAGAACATGGCTCGGGGGCTCAAGTATTCCGCAGCCTTTTCTCTATACATCCAGTCTCATGGCTCGCCTCTCTGGCACTCGCCGCCTCGCCCGGTCATTGAACCGGCGCTTGCGGCCAACAAGGTCAGGATCGCAGCCGAATTTAAAAAGATATACCAGGCCACGGCATCCGCCGATGGCGATGGGGTGGAGCGTGCCATTACACGGACGGGACTTCTCGCACAGAATGTATGCCGCGAGTGGTTCGATGATCCGAGAAATAACTGGCCAGCCAATTCGCCCGTCACCATCGAAAAAAAGAAGAGCGATAAGCCTTTGATTGATACCGGCGCGATGCGAAAGGCCATTACCTATGTGGTTAGGAGTGATTGACTATGATTAACCTGGCCACAGTGATACACTCGCCGATGCTCTCGCAGGGCATCACTATCAAGCGGTCCTCCGGTATGTGGGAAGATGGGGATTTCGTCTCTGACACGACTTCCCCATCGACCCTTCATTTACGCGGAATCGTAACGGTAGCAAGTGCCCGAGACCTCAGCATGGTTCCGGAAGGCGACCGGCAGTCTGGCGCCATGAAGGTGCTGACGACGGAGCGCCTGTACGTAACGGGTGAGATCAATGATTCTTCGAATTTCTCTGATATCCTCGTATGGCGCGGAGAGGAGTACCGTATATATTCAGTGACTCCTGACGCAGACTATGGGTTCTATCGATCGATCGCTATGAGAGTACTTGGGGAGGTGTCCACCGATGCCTAACCTTACACGGAAGGAAATCATGCGGCTATTCTACAGAGCGACCATGGCCGCGATCGGGGAGGATCCGGATAAAAAGTACAGAACCTCAAAGCCGCCTGTTCGTCTGACTTACAGCACCTTTGGGAAACCAGACTGGACGGTGAACGATGATGTCATTTTTCTTACGTTCCATGATGCGGGAGGTGATGAGACCACCCAGCCGATCCATGAAGTATGGGAAGACGCTGGGCGTGATCTCATCTGCCGGCATTATATGAACCGTGTGCTTCAGATTTCTTTCACGGCCTACGGGCCGAATGGATACGATCATCTCCTGGAGGTCAAACATGCCTTCCTTGACGGCTCCGACGTACTGCGGAAAGCCGGCATCATGATCATCCCATCTGCAGAGACACCGCAGTACGTTCCCGAAAATTACCAAAACATGTGGTGGGACAGGGCAGACCTAACACTCCGCTTCAACTACCTCATGCGTTGGGATGAGGACGTGAAGGCCATCGAGAAGGTGCCGGTGACTATCCACGCCAATCCGCCCGGCGAATCGCACCGCGTCCAGACGGACAGCGGAATTATCATCAAGAAAGGATAAAACATGCAGCTTGATTTAAAAACAATCGTCAATGTGCAGGTTAATCTGGCCTCTCGCTCGGCTGCCAGAAAAGGTTTCAATGTGGCGCTGATCCTTGGCCCTAGCACGGCCATCAGCACAGGCGAACGCGTCAAAATCTACACCAGCGTTTCCGCCATGCTGCAGGATGGATTCACTATGGACACCCCGGAATACACGGCAGCGTCGCTGTATTTTTCAGCGACATCTGGCCCGACCAAGCTGGCCGTCGGCGTCAAAGGGGAAGAAGAATCGTTCCTCGCTGCGGCTAAGGCCTGCCGAGAAAAGAATGGGGAATGGTACGTTCTGATCCCGCTTGAAGCCAAAGACGCTGATATCCTGCAGCTTGCAGAGTGGGCAGAGGCGGCCAGCCCAGATACGCTCCTCGCCTATACCACCTCCGACGATTCGAACCTGTCTAATACAGTAACAGGCGAAGTGGGCGATCAGACTGACGCTATCTTCAAGCGTCTGAAGGCAAAGAATTACCGACGCTCATTCGGCATCTACAGCGGAACCAGTCATGCCGTCGCTGCCGTCATGGGCTATGCAATGGGACAGAACACCGGTCTCAACAATTCCGCGTTCACGCTCGCCTACAAGAAACTTCCCGGCGTCGTGACGGACGACCTGTCCGAAACGCAGGTACAGTATGTGTGCGGGGATAGCGAGACTGCAGGCGTGAACGGCAATGTGTATGTGCGCCGATCGGATGCCTACGACGTCCTGCAGGAAGGATGCATGGCGGACGGTACGTACTTCGACGAAGTCCTGAACCTCGACATGCTGAAGAATGAAATCGTGCTGTCGGTCATGGATCTCCTGACCAGTCAGCCGAAGATTCCGGATACGGAGCCCGGCGTAAACAGCATCGTGGCGGTCATCAATACCGCTTGCGAAAAATTCGTCAATTCAGGATTCATCGCACCGGGCGTATGGAATGGCGGCACTGTGCTCACTCTGAAGAATGGAACCACGCTCGATGCAGGCTATATCGTCCTCTCCGAGCCGGTCGCCGACCAGTCGCAGGCCGATCGCGATGCGCGCAAGGCGCCTCCGATCTACGTATGCATCAAGACTGCCGGGGCTATTCATTATGTGACCATTGCGGTCAACGTCAATCGCTAGTGGGAGGTGAAAAAGTATGAATGGAGCTTTAACTACCTACTCCTTCTCGGACGTGGTCGGATCGATCCATTGCGGTCTGATGGAGGACTACGTATTTACCGGGAAAGGCGTGGGTTCGATTACGATCTCTAAATCAACGGAGCGCACCACGCATGACATTGCGGCCGACGGATCTGTCATGGTATCCAAGGTGCCGGGTAACAACGGGACTATAACTATTGAGGTGCAGCAGACCAGTCCGCTTAATAAATGGCTGAACGGATGGTTCCAGAAATTATGGAATTCTCCCACAGCGAAATGGGCCAGCACCACCATCTTGATCCGAAACGGACATCTGGGAAATACACACGTCTGCGTTGGTGTGTCTCCTTCCAAAGAACCTGATACGCCTTACCAGTCGCAGGGCGGCCGCGTGACGTGGCAGCTCATGTGCGCAGATATTGTGAATAACCCGATCTAATGTGAAGCATCTTTATACCGGAGGAACCATAATGCTGAAACAGAAGACAAAAGTGATCGAATCGGGCGGCGTTAAATACCGCCTGGGCAAGATGGATGCCCGCTCGGCATCCTATCTGGCCATGAAAGCAGCGGCGGTGATCGCGCCGGCCCTTTCCACTGTCAAGGGCATGAATAAGCAGGATGCCATCACGGCGGCGGCCAATGCGCTGCCCTCTATGCCCCGTGAGGAATTCGATGAAATCCAGACCATGCTGCTCCGCACCGTCGTGAAGCTGGTAGAGACGAATGGTGTGGATATGCCGGTGCCGGTCATCAAGGCGGACGGATCGTTTACCGATGATGATCTCTGCTATGACGCTCCGACAGTTATGCAGCTCTCGGTACAGGCGCTGATGTTCAATATCGGCGATTTTTTTCAAGGAGCCGGCCTGATCCAGAAACCGGCCAAGTAGCAATGCCATTTGAACCATATGCCTATCCGACCATTGACGCCTTCGCGTATGCGCCGGTGGCCGCCGGTATGTGGCGGCAGCACGAAGTGTTTGATGGGACATATGACTTTGACGATTTACTCGACGCGCATGAAATCATGGCAGTAAAGGCTATCAATGCCAAGAGGGCCCAGGAAGCGGCAGAAAGGAGAAATCGATGAATCCAGTCGAAACGATGGGGGAATACCTGGTCAAACTGTCTGCGGACATTGATACCAATTCCTTTAATGCCGCCATGGGTGCTCTGAATCAGCTCATGAATGCCCTGAAGAACATCAAAGGCCTTGTGGCGGCTGCAGCGGCAGTGACCGGATTCGCGGCGATCGGCAAGGCGGCCATCGATACCATCAAGAGTGTGGCCGCGGCCGACATGCAGTTCAAACGGCTGGCGAATCAGATGTGGATCACCAAGGACAGCGCCAAGGCGCTCTCTACTGCCATGAAGGTCATGGGTGTCTCTGAAGAAGATCTGGCATGGATCCCGGAGCTTCGCGAGCAGTTCTTCCGTTTACGAAGTGAGATGAACCAGCTGGCCACGCCGATCGATGCCGACCGGCAGCTTAAATGGATCCGAGAAATCGGATATGACATCCAGTCGCTGCAGGTGAAGCTGAAAATGCTGAAGGAGTGGGTAGCATACTACCTCATCAAATACCTGCAGCCATTCATCAAGGAGTTTCAACAGTTCATCCAGTGGCTAAATGATAAGCTCGGAAAGAACATGCCGCAGATCGCGAAGAAAATCGCGGAGTTTCTAGGGCACGTCGTGTCCGTCGGGCTGAGTGCACTTAAAGTATTGAAGTCGGTCATCGGCACCGTCTATCGCTTTATCGACGGCCTCCCTGCGAATGTGAAAAAGTGGGGAGCGATATTTGCGACGGTCGGGGCCTTTATCATGGCCGGTCCTTTTGGGAAATTCCTGATCGCGATCGGCGGGGCTCTTCTGCTCCTCGAGGACTTCGTCTACTACATGAATGGGTGGAAGTCGTCTAAGACGCTCGCTCCCGTGTGGGAGAAGCTGCTGAATTTCTTAGAGGGAGATACGCTCTCCACTATCTCCGATTCCATCAAGGAAATCCTGAAAGTCATCGCGGATTACCTCGATTACATCGTGACCAAATTCGTAGAAGGCATTGATTGGGATGGTATTCGTGAGTCCTGGTCAGATGGTCTTTCCGAGTTGAAGAACGGTGTTGGGGATTTATTCGACGCCATCTCTGACCTTTTTGATACCATCACCAAGAACACCGACGAGAAGGCGAAGTCTCGCCAGCGGTCATTCTGGACATCCATCGGAGAATTCATATCTTGGGCGTTGAAGGACCTCGGCCGAATGGCCGGGATGGTCGGGAAGCTCATCGCCTCCATTGCGTTATGCCTTCGCGGTGATTTCGTGGGGGCGGCTAAGCTCCTTGGTGTCGTCGTTCAATCGGCGGCTAAGAACAGCCCTTGGGGGCGCATTCTTAGTGGTGTATTTGAATCGTCTGCTGATGAGAAAGCAAATACAGCGGCCGCAATGAACATACTCACGAAGGACGGTGGATTTACGAAAGAGGCGGCCGCTGCAGCTATCGGGAATTTCTCGGCGGAGTCGAATGTAGATCCGAGCAACGTACAGAAAGGCAGCCAGGAGGAGAAGGAAATCTACTTGCGGCGCCTCCTTAATGGAGATATGAGCCGGGATGAATTCGTAAACGACGGTGTCGGATTTGGCCTTGCGCAGTGGACAGATGCAGGAAGAAAGGGAGCACTCTACGATTTCGCCATCGAGCAGGGGCGGCCCATCAACGACCTACGCCTGCAGCTGGCCTTCTTCATGAAGGAGCTTGAGGAAGATTACGGCGACCTGTACCAGGAAATGAAGACGACGGACGATGTGGACAGCATGACGCGCCGCCTGCTTCACGAATACGAAAGTCCGGAGGATCAAGGGTATGGCGTGCAGGTGGATCGCGTAGACAGGGCGCAGAATGCATACGACAACAATTTTGTAAGTACATCCTCCTTTGCAGTAAATCCAAACAGCTTCGCAGCGACGGCTGGCGCAGGCAGTAATGGATTCGTACAGACCGGCTATAGCAACGGCGGCAGCCGCATTTCATTTGGAGATATCCACGTGAATGTCACGAATAGCAATGCCTCAGCCAAGGACATCGGAAACGCAGTCGCTGATGCCATTTCTACGCGGTATCAGAGAGGGGTGCTGGTATGAATATATTAGGATCTCTGGGCGGCGGCGCTCATCTCGGCCTGGGTAATCTGACCGGCATGACACTCGGTAACCTCAATGCAGTGCTGATCGGTGGGACGGCTACGCTGCCGTCCAAGGAAATGTTTCTTGGATCCGCGTTTCAGGATGGGTATTTTCCCCGCCAGTGGGCGGCCGGGACGCATGAGCAGGGCGAGCTCATCTACTGCAAGACGAACATCGCCGGATTCTTTTTCGATGCCGTTCTGAACGTGTCCACGGAGCATACCGCTGTCGTGACCTCTCACCCGGTGCAGACCGGGGCGAATATCTCGGATCACATGTACTTGGAGCCGGTACAGATCACCATGGAAATCGGAATGAGTGACTGCATGGCCTCCATGGTGCGCGGCCAGTGGGTGGGAGCCTACACGAAGTCCATCTCAGCCTATCGAAAGCTCTGCGAGTTACAGGCGGCGCGTATTCCCTTCACTGTGCTGACGCGTCTCAACCAGTATCAGAATATGGTCATCCGCTCGATTTCCGTCAACGATGACGCCAGTACGCTATACGGCCTGCGGGCCACAGTCAACCTGCAACAGCTGATTCTAGCGAATGTCACGACGGAAAAAGTCTCTGCTCGGGAATGGACGAGCGGGGATGGAACGAACCGCGGAGAAGTCCAACCGACGCCGGAGCCCACATCGACCATCCGAGCCATGGAAGACGCATCGAAAGGGGGCGATGGCTGATGGCATACTGCAGAATACCATTGACTTGTCATCCGCAGTCTGTACAGACCTTCAAGCTCACGCTTGAGGGCGGAAAGCGGAACATCAACATCAAGCTCGTGCTCCGGTATATGGATCTGTATGATACTTGGATCGCCGCGATTTATGACAACAGTACGGGAGACCTTCTGGTGGACATGATGCCGCTGGTATGCGGAGTGAATCTCCTCGGCCAGTACAAGCATCTTTCTATCGGGGAGGCATACATTGTGCCTATTTCCGACACGATCATCATGCAGCCGGACAACAAGACACTTGGGACGACCTTCGTTTTAATCTGGGGGGATGCATCATGAGTTTTGCGAGTGCTGCCCTTGGGGCGGCGGTAGAAACCACGCTGGCTAAGCAGTGGGGCGCCGACAAGGCAAATCCCAATGCCAAGCCGAAACTGACGCGATCTAACGGTGCTCTCTGGCTTAGAAAGTACAAGATCCTGATCACGGATAAGAATGATGAAGAAGCGCTGAAGGTGTCCGATCTGCACTGCACCTTCGAGGTGCACAAGAAAAGAGACCGAGGCGGCTTCTATGCCATCGTCCGTATCTATAATCTGAATTCCGACACCGAGGATAAGCTGGTCATGGAAGGAGACAGGCTGATCATCGAGGCGGGGTATCAAGCGGAGCAGGCGGAAACGTCCAAGGATGATGCAGGGAATGAGGTCAAGACGACCGTCGACTTGCAGTATGGAAAGATATTCGATGGGAAGATCATATGGCCATCGCGATCGCGCGATTCTAATACAGACTACGCCCTAACGCTCATGGCCATCGATGGTGACCAGCAGCTGAACCTTAATTTCATCTCCAAGACAGTGAACCGAGGATTGAATTCCCGGAAAATTATCGAGACTGTGGCGAATGACAGTGAAGAGAAGACACCGGTGAATCAGGTATCGGATGGACTGTCGGATCAGGCGCTTCCAAGGGGCAAGGTGTTTTTTGGCCGTCCCTATGACTACATACAGAATGTGTGCCGTGGTAACGCGGCCTCTTTTTATGTAGAAGACGGAAAGCTAAACATCGTCCGCCTGCAGGATGTGGGAAAGGATGAAGCGATCGTCGTATCCCCGGAGACCGGGCTTGTCGGGACTCCGCAGCAGGTACAATTCGGGCTGTCATTCAAGATTCTTCTGAATCCGGCCATCCACCTGCAGTCGCTTATCAAACTAAAAAATGTGCAGGCGAATGAGGCGAGCGTGACACCCGGACAGCAGCAGGCTCCGCTGGATGATGAGTGGATTTACCAAGTCATGGAACTGACGCACGTCGGAGATACCCGTGGGAACGAATGGTACACGGAAATTCAGGGAATATCCCGTTACGGGAAGGGCTCACTGGCGGCCTTATTGGGGAACAGTGGGCAGAATGGGAATGGGGTGTGATAATGATACCTTTGACAGAGCTTGCGCCCGACAGGCGCAAAAATCGCGAAAATTTCGCTCGCGAGAGGGAAAACAATCTGCGTGTGGCCTGCCCGGGGATCATCCAATCGTTTGATCCGAAGGAGCAGACGGTCACTGTGCAGCCTGCAATCCGAGAGAAGCGGCTAACCTCGGAAGGGGAAGAGCGCTGGGTGGATCTCCCCCCACTCGTTGATGTTCCTGTGGTATTTCCAAGGGCGGGCGGCTATGTGCTGACATTCCCTGTGAAGCCGGGCGATGAATGTCTGGTCATCTTTGGCGATGCCTGCATGGATGCCTGGTGGCAGTCGGGCGGTGTGCAGAATCAGATCGACTGCCGCCGGCATGATCTCTCAGACGGATACGCCATCCCTGGTCCATGGAGTCAGCCTCGCACCATCCCGGGGTACAGTACCGGATCCGTGCAGCTCCGGAATGAATCCGGAGCTGCGTATGTGGAAATCGCTGGCGATGCCATCAACATCGTCGGCGGCACCATCAACATCAAGGGAGGGACGGTGAATATCAATTGAGTCAGGCGACACGACTGGGAGACAAAGACACAGGACATGATGCCTGCCCGCCGACGGCTCTCGTTACTGCGTCCTCGGATGTGTTCATCAATGGCAAGGGGGCGGCTCGCGTTGGGGATATCTATGCGCCGCACGGATGTAATGTACATGCCCCCCATTCTGGGGTGATTGCTTCCGGGAGTAGCTCTGTATTTATTAACGGGAAGCCTGCTGCCCGGGTGGGGGATAGAGTCTCCTGCGGCGGGGCGGCTGCCGAAGGCTCTTCGAATGTGTTTATAGGAGGCTAGCTATGATTTACCGCATGTTAGACGCCGATGGTGACTACGTATTCGGAAGGAGCAAGCATGCTTATCTCGAAGGCGTGGAAGCTGTCGCGCAGGCCATCAAGACACGACTCCGCCTGCTCTATGCGGAGTGGTGGGAGGATCGAGAGGACGGTCTGCCCCTTTTTGAGAAGATTCTGGCATCCTCGGGCAGCCAATCCAACACAGCGGCGGTGGATTTCCTTTTCAAGGAACGCATCTCCGGGACGAAAGGTGTGCTCTCGATTCTTGGATATGATTCAACCTATGACAATGACACTCGAAAATACACGTTCCGCGCCGTAGTAGAGAGCATGTACGGAACGCTCATTATATCGAATCTGGGAGGAACAGAATGAGTTACTTTGCTCCTTATGTTGACGGCTCAGGACTTCACATGCCGACCTATCAGGATATTTTGGACGACATGATCGCAAGTATGAAAAAGATCTACGGATCGGAAATCTACCTTGGAAACGATAGTGCGGATTATCAGTTTCTATCCATCCTTGCGCTGAAGGTGGCCGACAGTTACCAGGCGGTGCAGTATGCTTACAATTCCAGAAGCCCGACGACTGCGATCGGAGCAGCGCTTGACTCCGTAGTAATGCTGAACGGCATTTACCGTAAACCTGCAGGTTTCTCGACCTGTGAACTCTACATCACGGGCACGGCCTTCACGGAAATCAAAAATGGCAGCGTCAAGGATGCTACTGGGAATGTGTGGAATCTGCCGGCGTCTGTGGTGATCGGATCGGACGGCAGCGTGCTTTCCACAGCCACCTGCAGCGTGGCTGGCGCCATCACAGCACTTCCGGGTGACATTACGCAGATCAACACCCCGACCATGGGATGGAAGGCGGTCGAAAACAAAGTGTCAGCCATCCCCGGCAATGCCGTCGAAACGGACGGAGAGCTTCGAAATCGGCAGACCATTTCGGTATCGAACCCGTCTCAGACCATGCTGGCCGGGACGCTCGGTGCACTCCGTGCGCTGAAGAATGTGGCTCGCGTGTCGGTCTACGAGAATGACACCAACATCTCGGCCGTGGATGAGGAGAATAATCCCTTTGGCCTGCCGCCACACTCAATCACCTGCGTAGTCGAAGGTGGCGATGATAACGAAATCGCGGAGTCGATTCTTTACCATAAAGGGATCGGCTGCTATACGAATGGCACGAAGGTGGTCAAGGTCAAAGACCAGAATGAATACATCAATACCGTCCGTTTTTATCGGCCAATCTATGTGCCGATCCATGTGCACGTGAGGATTAAAAAGTACACCGGCTATATCTCCAGTCTGTCATCGACCGTAAAAAGTGCGATTTACGACTATATTAAAGGACTGGAAATTGGACGTGACGTGTCCATTTCTATGCTGACCGGCGTCGTTGTGAGCTGTAACCCCATCCCGAGCAAGCCGCTGTTCGGCATCTCTTCCATCACGATCGGCCGCTCGGCTGGATCCATGACAGCGGGAGACGTAGATATCAATTACAACGAGGTAGCAAGCCCCGACTATAGTTTCATCGAGGTAGAATCATGATTACACCGACGAAGGAATACTACAGGGAGCTCATCACTTCAGAATACCGCCTTGCTCCGCGCTTCAATGACATGGTGCGCAAGATGGTGGACTATAACTGCGAGCTGGATACATTCATTCTGAAGGTCGTGGACATGTTCGACTTGGAAACCGCCCATGATGACCAGCTCGATATCATCGGTTACTGCGTCGGTGCGTCTCGCGATCTGGATTTTGAACCAACGCCGCTGGGCCGAGGAGACATCATCTGTCCGACACCGGAAGAAATGGAAAAGGACAGCGGCGATGAATCGGTCTATACCGTGTACCCGACACCTACCCCGGTGAATATGGCGGAATCAGACTTTATTAAAGGTTATTCTCCGGCGGATATCGAAGATGCTCCCCTGATCACGGACGCCGTCTTCCGCACGATGATCAAAGCAAGAATCGTACAGAATGTGTGGAAGGGGAACGTACTCGAGCTTTACGAAATGTGGGCGAATCTGTTTCCGGAGAATCTGGGTATACAGATCCAGGATCTGCAGGACATGTCTTACAATATCGTACTTGTTGGTCAGTACACAGGTCTCATGCGCGAGCTCATCATGCATGGTTATATCATCCCGAAACCGGAAGGCGTCCGTATTAACACACTCGCCTTTATCGATACAAGCGGCATGCCGATCTTTGCATACGATTACAATACTCTCAACTATAGCGGCTATAAGTCACATTGGTTGCAGGTTATGAAAACGGAGGGGTAATGAATGGCCAAATCTAATTTTAAGGTATTTGCGGAAGGCGTCGCCCCTGCAAATATCCAGTCAGACAATGAATACGAGGCAGACACACAACGCGTCTCCGGCGTGGTGCCGGGCATTGCTGTTCCTTCGCTTCACAACAAGATTTATAAGCAGGCGACGATCATGGCTGCGGCCATAGCGCAGGCCATCGTACAGGCTGGGTTCGATGCGATGGATGATGACTATACCGGCCTCGTCGCGAATCTACGTAAAACTTTTGCAGGCTCGGTGAATAGCATCAAACCGGACGCGAATGGGAATATCGACCTCACGTCCGTCCTTGAGAACATCCGGCGAATGACCTATCCCAGGATCGGCGACGTCATCATGACGAAGAATCCCGAAAATCCATCCGTTAAATACACCGGCACAACATGGGAACTCCTCGAAGAAAAGACCTTTATTATGTCCGCTGGGAATACTGCAAAAGTGGGCGAAAAGGGTGGAAGCAATACTCACACGAGTACTGTATCCGAGATGCCATCGCACACCCATGGATATACGATGGGTTTAGCAGGCGGGCATGACCATGATCGGGGGAATATGGATATAGCAGGTGAATTTAATGCAGATGATTCAGCATTTGGACGACATGCGGATAGTACACCCACTTCTGGTGCATTTTTTCAGGGAAGAAGCGTTGATTTCGATCAAAAATCCACTGTCGGCGGTGGTGGTGCTCGTATGCGTTTCTTAGCTTCCCGTGCTTGGACTGGACGTACATCTTACGCCGCAGCACATAATCACTCTCTTTCGATCAATGCTACAGGCAGCGGACAGGAGTGGGACAGCCGTCCGAAGTACATTGCATTATACATTTGGATTCGTACAGAATAATAAGGAGGAATCATGGCGGTAGAAACGAATGCGCGCATAGAATTTTCCGTCGCCTCTGTAGCGGAATGGGAAAAAGTAAATCCCAAGCTCCATCAGGGCGAGCCAGTTTTTGCAAAGAAACCAAGCGGCAAGTACATTCTGAAAGTCGGGGCACCTGGCGGGAGCACCTACAAAAATGCCGTCGTCGTATGGGATCAGGACGATGCAGAAACAAAAATGACAAGCACACAGGAGGCGGCTGCGCAGGCGCTTGCCTCCAAGAATGCAGCGTCCTTGAGCGCGAGTGCGGCCAAGGCTAGCGAGAACGCTGCGGCCGCCTCCAAGAGTGCGGCGGCAATGAGCGCGGAGAATGCCAAGACTAGCGAGACGAATGCAGCTGATTCCAAGACCGCCGCTGCGAATAGCGCAAGCATCGCCAGCGCTAAGGCCACAGCAGCAGGAAATAGCGCCAGCGCAGCGGCCACCAGCGAGAAGAATGCCGCCAGCTCCGCCAACGCAGCTTCGAACAGTGAAAGCAATGCGCTGAAAAGTGCAAGTGCGGCGAATACCAGTGCTGGCAACGCCAAGGGCAGTGAGACGAATTCGTCCGCGAGTGCGAGTGCGGCCAAGACTAGCGAGAACGCTGCGGCCGCCTCCAAGAGTGCGGCGGCAATGAGCGCGGAGAATGCCAAGACTAGCGAGACAAATGCAGCCGCGAGTGCCAATACAGCCAAGGCGTGGTCGATGTCAGATAGTAGTCCTGATGGAATAATTGGTAATAAGTCATCTAAGACTTGGGCAGAAGAAGCAAAGACCTCTGCAAGTAACTCTGCTGCTTCTGCTAGTGCTTCTGCGTCCAGTGCTTCTGCGAGTGCCTCCGCTGCGACTAATGCATCTAACAGTGCAAATGCGTCTAAACAGAGTGCTAGTGCAAGTGCTAATAGTGCTTCTGCATCTGCTTCTTCGGCTTCTGATTCAGCTACCAGCGCGTCTAATGCGAAAATTAGTGAAACTAATGCAGCTAAAAGTGCTAGTGCAGCAGCTCAGAGTGCAGAAAATGCAAAGACATGGGATCCTACGCAATACGTCCAGTCCGTTACAGAATCGAACGGCAAAGTAACTGTCACAAAAGGTGGCGGTGAGAGTACAACGTTTAATGCAGGGCTTAACATTCTTGCTCGAAACAAAGCATATTCCGTCGGTGATATTGCATATTCACCTAACCTTCCTTCTTACCTGTATCTTGAATGTATGACTGCAGGAACCACAGGAGTAACAGAACCTGATATGTCAACCTTATCTGGTGGGGCAATAATTAAGGATGGTACAGCTCAATTTAGCGTGAAAACGGTGTGTGCGAAGGAATATGTAGATAGTGTTAGTGGAAAATTGCAAGCACAGTTTAATGATATTCAGGCAGGTGTGGCAACGCTAACAAATCTTGATTTTGAAAAAACTGAAGAATGGTATACCTCTGTAAGCGTACCTGTCAATTTTGAGGATAGTAATTATGTGGTGCAACTCAC